GCCATCAGGCTGTCGATATCGATCGGATCCGCGAACGTCGCGTGTTCGATATGTACCGCCGGCCCACCGGCCGCGGCCGCGGCCGCGTTCGTGGTCGCGGCGACGGTGCCGGCCATCGCGGCCGGCGCCAGTGACGGCACGCCGGCGCCTGGCGTCTGCCAGGTCTGGGTGCCGACCAGCCCGCCGATGCTGTCAAGCTCGCGGGCCAACGCCGGCGCCTGCTGGTGGATGCCCAGCACGAATCCCGCGATGGTGTCGCGTCCGTAACCCGCGAACAGTTTCGACGGTGACGCCAGGCCCAACAGCCCCGCGAATTTCTTCAAGGGTCCGGGCAGCAGGCCCACCAGCGCGTCGCGGATCGCGCCCGCCATCGCACCGAAGCCATTGATCAGACCCTGCACGATCGCGCGGCCCGACGCGTACAGCGCATTCCCGGCGCCGACCAGCGCCTGCGCGGCGCGGCCGCCGATGCCGCCCAGCCAGCCCGCCACCGCGCCCCACGCCGACGTGATGCCCGAAAGGAATCCGTTCACCAGCGCCTGACCTGATCCGACCAGCCACCGGCCCGCGGCGGCAAAGATGCTGACGATGCGGCCCGGGATCCCTGCGAAGAAATTCATTACCGCGTCCCACGCGGCCCGCACCGCGTTCGCGGCCGCGACGAACGCGCCCGCGATCAGGCTGGCGATGCGCGACAGGAACGCCCAGACTGCGTTCCACGCGCCGGTCAGCCAGCTGATCACCGCCGCGATCGCGTTTCGTACCTGCTGGAAGTGCGTGATGATCAGCGCGGCGGCGATGCCCACCGGCCCCAGCAAGATGCCGACCAGTAGCGGCCAGTGCGTTTTGATCCAGTCCCACACGGCGCCGACGATCGCTTGGATGCCGCCCCAAATGGTGTTCCAGTTCCGATAGATGACGTACCCCACCACCACCAGCGCCGCGATCGCGGCGATGATCGCCAAGATGGGCAGCAGCGCCGCCCAGCTTTCGATGCCGAAGAGGGTCATCATCGATCCGAGCGACATGATCGCAATGCCGGCTGTCTGCAACGCCGGCCCGAATTTCTGGCCGAACGCCGATACGGCGTCTTCCACGCGGGCCTTGATCGCGTTGAGGCGGCCCGCGAACGTGTCCGCGCTCGCGGATGCCTGGCCTTTGAGCACTTGCGCCAATTTGTCGATGTTGGCCTGCGCGCCGCCGGCCGCCTTTTTCACGCCATCCTTGGCGGTGACCAGCTTCGCGTCCGCGGCGCGTGACGCGTCACCGGCGGTGGCGACGCGCTGCAATGCGTCGCGCAGCCGCTGCTGCTCGGTCACCGTCAGGTGCGACTTGCCGGCCAGCTGCGCCTGCACGTCTTGCAGGTGCTGCACCGCGCTGGCATAGCTGGTGTGCGCACGCTCGGCCTGCGTGGTCGCGGTCGCCAGTTGCTTCACCGCGACGGTTGACTTGGTGCCGGCCTGGATGCCGAATTCCTTCAAGATCTTGGTATTGCCGTTGTAGACGCGGCCCAGCCCGGTTGCGGCTTCGGCCAGGCCTTCGTGCTTCGCCGCGGCCAGGTCGCTGGTGGTGCCCAACAGCGCCAGCGCCTTTTGGGGGTCGTGGGTGGCCTGGGTGAGGATCCGCAGCGCGTCTTGCGTTTCGCCGGCGGTGTGACCGAATTTCTCTTGATGCTTGATCGCGGCCTCGATCTGTTTTCCGTATTCGTCGTAATCGTGGCCCGTGGCCTGAATCGCGGCCTGCAGCTGCTGGTGGCTGGCCTGTTCTTTGGATCCGAACGCGGACAGCGTGGCGCCGATGCCGGTGATGGCCCCACCCACGCCCAACATCACCGGCCCGATGGCCTTGCCGTGTTCGGCCACGGTGTCCATCGCGGTTTGGATGCCGTCCAGGGCGCCGCTGAATGGCCCCATGATGCCGCTGCGGTTCAGCGTCGAGAGCATGCCGCCGAACGCGGCGCGCGCGCGGCCCGCACCAGACGCCGCTTTGCTGCCGGCCGCGTCCATCGACGCGCCCAGCTGGCGCAGGTCGCCCAGTACGCGGACAACGACGGACGGGCCGGCCATCAGCTACCGCCGTCGCGCGGCTTTTTGCAGTTCGTAGGCCTCGCGCTGCATGTACCGCACGAACGCCTGATACACGTCATCGTCCAGCGCTTCCACTTCGTCAGGGATCATTCGCCAGAAGCGACAGAAGGCTGCGAGGTTGTCGAGTTGACGCCGCCGAAAGGGTCAGGCGCCTGCGGTACCGCCAGCACGATCACCGCGCGGCCCGCACGTTCCCACAGTTCGCCGGCGTCGGGCAGGTGGCCCATGCGGGCCAGACGCCGGTGCAGTTCACCGAACGCCACTGCCTGCATCCGCAGTTCTTCGTCGTCGCCTTGCAGGATGTCGGTCAGCGGCATGCCGGTGGCCTTGCGCAGCGCGCGCATGCCGTCCGGTGACATGCGAAACGGCCGATCCGCTTCGATCAGCACTTCGTCTTCGTCGTATTCGTAGGTCATCAGTCATGCACCTGCTCAGGGTTGGTGGTGGTGTTCGTCCACACGGCGCTGCCGTTCATCACCGCGCCGATGGCGTTGGCGTATGCGGCCGCCGCGGGTTCGGCCAGCCCTTGCGCGGCTGGGAACAGGTAACGGCCCTGCGCCATGTATTGGCGTTCCGCGCCGTCAGGTTTCGTGCCGCCGAAATCGATCCAGCCCGCATACGCGACGCGTGCGGATCCCATGCGCACGCTGCCGCCGGTGCGCGTCCCCGACGTGCGGACACTGCCGGCCAACGTGCCGCTTTGGTGCGGCACGGTGCTGCGCGTACGCGCCGCGACCGGTTCCACCGCCGCCTTACCCGCGGCCTTTATTTCGCGGTACAGCGGCCCGGAAACGTCGGTGGACATGCGCGCCAGGTCGCGGCGCAGCGCGGCCATGCCGACGATGCCGACCACCGGCGCCGCCGGCATCTACGGCCCGCTAGGCGTGATGTTGCGCGTGGGGGGCGCGGTCAAGATCCAGTCGATGTCCACTTCGCTGACGTTGCCGGCCGCGCCGCCGAAGATCGCATAGGGCTGCGGGATCGCTTCGCCTTCGATGCTCGGATTCGTCGCGCTGATCGGCCGCGACTTGTACGGCCTGACCTTGAACGCCACCGCCGCGCCCGACGCCGCGAACGCGTCCAGCGCCGCCTGCAGCGTTTTGTCAGTGCCGCCCGGCTCAAAGTTCTGACCGAATTTCGCCTTGAGGTGCCACTTCACCGGCCCCGGGTAATCCTTGATCCCGCAGAAACTGGTGAATTCGATCGGCTTGTTTTCCGGTTCGATGCTCACTTCCTCGCCCAGACATGACAGGTTCGCGGCGCCTATTTCCACGTAGGCGTCCAGCATGATGACGGGATCGGTTGCCGTTTCGGGAATGTCGCCAGGGTCGCCGGCCATCGGGGTCACGTTGCGCGGCGGCGGTGTCGGTGGGTTGTCGGTGATGGTCATGCGTTGCCCTTTCGTTACTGTCGAATTTCCAGCACCAGATCGGCCGCGAGAATCTCCGCGCCGGCCACGTTCAGGCGCCGCCAGTTCGACTGCGCGCGCGCCCTGCACGCTTTCACCACGCCGCCCAACGTCAGATCCGCGGCGATCAGCTCGCGCGCCTGCGCCAGGTAGGCGTCCACCTTGGCCACTTCGGCGGCGCCGGCGCACGCCGCGACGGGCAGCTGCACCAAATCGACACCGAACGCGGCCAGGTCATAGTCCACTGACTGCGGATAGCCGACGATGATCGCCGGCGGATTGAACGTTTCCGGCGGTGTCGCGAACACGGTGGCTTGCGCGTCGATCGGCGCCAGGATCGGCACCAACGCCGCCGCGACATCAGCGCGGTTCCAGCCCATCAGCCGAACACCAGCGGCGCATGCTGCGCGTACATGGCATCGATGTCAGGATCGATGCGACCCACGCGGATCGCGCCCGCGTCGCCGCCCCATATCGTCCCGTCGATCGAATCGCGCCGCCGATACAGCCGCGCCGCGTGCATCTGACACGCCTGGCGCGCGGTGTCGGGCAACGTGGTGGTATCGATCGGATACACGTCATTGCCGGTGGTCGGATCAGTTCCGAAACGGCTGATGCCGTAATCGATGGCAGCCAGCCGGCACTGTTCAATGATCGCGTCCTCTGCAGCGTCAGGCTGCAGGCGCAAAAACGCGCGCACCTCCGGCAGTGTCGGCCAGGCTGCCACCGCTTGCTCTCCCTTACTTCCTGGTCCGGCCGCCGGTGACCCCACCACCGCCGCCGCCGGTGCTGGCTTCGGCTTCGGCGTCTTGCACTTCGGCCATCGTCGGCAGTGACGTGACGGCCGACAGATTCAGCGGAACGTACGCGCCACCCGCGAGCGCGCCATACGCCAGATAGCCGCCGTACGCGACAGTCACGCCCAGGATCGAAGGTTCGACCACCGACAGCAGGCCGATCACCTCTTCGTAGGCTTCGTACAGATCGCGCGGCCCCACGATGCACGTCTTCGCCGGCGCCAACGGCACCACCACGCGCGGCAGGCCCAGCACGTCACCGCGGAAATCGGCCAGCGTGCTGGTGCCGGGCGCGCCCATCTCGTCGGTGGTGTTTTGCGGGAACACCACGCGCTGCACGTCAACCAGTGACCCCAGCGCGGCCCAGACATCCAAGCTGCACCAGATCGCGGCCGGCATGCGCTGGCCCGCCTGATAGGAGTGCATCGCCGCGACGTACAGCGCGTGCACCCAATCGGTCAGCGCCGGCGCCGCCGGTAACGCCGGCGGCGCGACGCCGGTGGCCTTCGCCACGAAATCGGCGCTGATCACCGTCTCGGTTTCGATGGCGTACTGGTCGGCCAGATCCCTGATCAGAATGTCCCACGCCGCGGGGCTGGTCCAGTCGATGTCTTGGCGGCTGATGTCGACGGTGCCGCCGTGCGTCTCTTTCGTGAACGGCACGCTGCCAATCACCATGTTCCGGCTGGGTAGTTCCGTCTTTTCTGCCGTCTGCTTTCCCACCTGCGAATGCTGGGTGATCTTCGGCCGGTTGAACGTGGTGCCAGGAATGCCGCCTAACGCCTTCGCGCCGCCCAGGCTGGTGATCAGCGGCCGATTCGCGTCGATCAGACTGACCACGCCCCCCACGATCGGCACCGGCAGAATGCCTGGCGTGTTCGCCGTCGTCTGGTTCGCCACCGCACGCGTGACACGCGCCAGCGCCTGGTCATCGCGCACGCCGTTGCGTTCCATCATTCCGTACGCGCGGATGTAGTCGACCAGGAACGCGCCGGCGCTGCGGTACTCGGGCGCACGTTCTTGCATGCCCGCGATGCGCGGCGCGGCTTCCGCCGGCCGCGGCAGCGCGCTGACAGTCGCGCCGTGCTGCTCGCGCAGATCCTCAAACGCGGCCAGCGGCGCGATCTGTTCGTCCAGCGTGGTGATGCGATTACGGGCCGCTTCCAACAGGCCGCGTTCCGCATCGGTCAGGTCTCGGCCCTCGACCTGACCCAGGATCGCGTCGATGCTCTCGACCTGCTGTTGCCGCTGCGCGCGGAATGACTCCAAAACGGGATTCATGGCTATGCCTTTCGTGCGTGAAATCGGGCGCCATCAGGTGCAGGCGCCAGCTGCACGAATCGGTGGCCTCGCGGTGCGCACGCATCGACTGCCGGCTGCGCGGTCGCGGGGTCGGCCGCAGTGCGGGCCTGGCCGCGGTCTATAGCTGGCCGGATCGTACCTGTTCCAGGTAGTCGCGCCACGCTTGCACCTGCGGCGGCTTCGTGCGCATCGCAGCGCGGTTCGCCAGGCTGAACGCCGTGCGCACCAGCGTCACGCCGGCATCGCTGAACGCCGGCGTTGGGGTCATGGACACTTCGATCAGCCGCGACTCGATACGCGTGCAGCGGTCCATATGTTCCGGCCCCAGGTCCGGGTTCCAGTCTTCGACGTACTCCCAATCGGAGCGGATCGGCTGGAAACCCACCGACAGGCCGACCAGTTCGCCATCATCAGCCGCGCGCGCGGCCTGCTGCGCCTGCGCCGAATCGTTCAGCTTCCACACGCCGTCCATGCCGCCATCGTCATGGCGCCAGCTGTCGGCCTTGCCGATCGGAAAACTGCGATTGTCGTGGAAGAGCAGCAGCGGCAGGCCCTTGCCGGTGCCGGCCTTCGTGCTCTTCGTGAAACTGCCGGCCGCGTGCTGCTCCAGGAAATAGCCGATATCGGCGAACGTGTCATACGGCACGGCGCGGCCTTCCAGCCACTGATACGGCCGGCCCACCGCCTGCACGTCCCGCACCTGCAGGTGCGTCACGTAGGTGCGTGCTTCCGGTGCGATCGTCATACTTCGCCACCCCCTGTTTCGCCGGCGTCGGGCAGGTCCGCGTTCGGATCTTCGGGCGCGGACGCCGGCACGCCGGCATCTTTCGGCACCGGCACCGCAGTATCCGGTGCCTTGCCGGTTTCCACGCGTGCTTCGGGCAGCGTCCAGATACCGGCGCCGTACGCGGCCACCGCCGCATTGACCGACGTGGCCAGGTCTTCGCGCAGCAGCTGACTGCGCCGGAATCTCACGTTCGTGCCGCGCGGCAGCCACGCGTTCCCCCAGACATCCTCAAAATCGGCCAGCACTGGTTCCAGTGACGTGCGCAGCACCTGCTGATACTGCGGCGCCGCGGTGCGGTACGTCATGCCCGCCACCGGCGCGCCCAGCCAGTAGCCGTCCAGGTTGAACATGTTCGCCACGTCCAGCAGCGACTGCTTGCGGGCTTCGGTCAGCTGCGTATCGGTCGGTGACCACGCCAGCGGGATCACCTGCGTGCCGTTGGGCAAAATCACCGGCTCACGCTGCGGCCCCTGAAATTTTTCTAGCCACCGTTCCTTGGCTTCATCCGCGACATCGTTGGTGATCTGCGTCTGCGGGGTGATCACCGCCACCGAAGGCACCGCGCCACCCGCGAGCGCACCGCGTTCGTATTCCTCCTCCATCGCCACGCGATCCAGCGTGCTCAGGTATTCCTCGACCACGCCGACGCCGCGCACCGGGTACAGCCGATCCGCGCCCCGCTTGACGTGCACCACGTCTTCGGCCGGCAGTTCGTAGCCCAGGTACGTGTACGTGACCGCGCGTTCGCGTTCCAGCGTCATCGGATCCCAGATGACATACACCCACGATGCGGGCAGCCACGTCGCCGCCAACGGCCAACCATCCGCGCCGCGCGCGGTCACCAGACTGATCGCGTTGCCCTGCAGCAGGTAGTCCTCCACCGACACCTGCACAAACCAGCTGCCGGCCTCTTCGGGGTCGGGCCGCGCGCAGATCCGCGGCTGCGGCAGCAGCGAATAGCCGCGGTACGCGTCCAGCGGCATCTGCTTCACCAGGCCCGCGTACAGCTGCACCGCACGCCCAACGGCCGGCACGCGGCGCGCTGACTGCGCGTCATACACGTAGGGGCCAGGAATGCCGAACGTGCCGATCATCGCCGGTGGCGGCAGACCCCAGCCGCCGTCATCGGATCGCACCAGCGTGGTGCGGCCCATCGCCGGCGCCGCCTGCACCATCATCAGCCGCGAACGATACGCCGCGCCCCTAGTTCCGGCGTGACTAGCCGGGCCGGCCCGCTCGAGCTCGCACCGATCGATGCCCCGCTCGAGGACGGCCGAAAGGCCGGAAACGCCTGCTGTCAGATGCGTTCTCCCGCAATTCGTTGGCCCGGGCCGCGCCTACCACCGCCCGGATCGCTGTCAGCCGATGCGGAACGTGCCGATATCGGCCGGCGCGTGGTCATAGATCCATAACGCCACCGTGCCGGCAGTCAACGCCGCGATGGACACCGCCGATTGGCGGCGGCCCCACGCCCACGCGTCGCCCAGCCGCCGCTGCGCCGCCGCGGCCGCCGCCGCGTCCAGCGCTTCGTTGGGTCGGATCCGCACCGCCGGCGGATCGGTCACGATCGCTTCCAACAGCCCCGCGCACGCGGCCGCGTATTCGCGGGCTTCGGTGCCGGTCAGTTCCATGCCCGCGCGCTCCAGCACGTCCGCGACATCCAGCGCCGGGCCGGCCTTGTCATAGCCAGCCGCGCGCGGCCGCCAGGTCGCGCACAGGTCGGTGAAGCGTTGCGGCAGCCACGCCACGCCATCACGCACGTCCGCGACTTCGATGCGTGCAGTGCCATCGGCGTCGCGCCACGCCGCGCAGATCGCGGCCTCGCTTCGATCCGGTGCGCAGTCGAACGCCAACGCCACGTCACCGGCCACAGGTAGCGGCGCCGCTTCGTCGATGACGCGCCGCCACGCGTCCAGCGGGATCACCCGCGCCGCGTTCGATGTCCAGCGGTTGCCGTAGGCGCGTGCGAATTCGTCCGGGCCTAACAGTTCCAGCGCCGCGGTCATCGCCGGCGCGTGAATCGTGCGACCGTAAGCGGGGTGGAAGCGCGGCCAGGCGTCGGGGTCGGTGGGGTCCATGCCGTCCGGACACGCCCACTCGAAATACGCGACGCCTTCGCTACGGTGCGCAGCGGCGGCGGCGCGGCCGGCTTCGACGGTGCCCAGCCACCAGGTGCTAGTCGCGTCGCCGGCGGTGGACACCTTCCAAACCTGCGCGTTGGGTTTCGTGGCCTGCGTCGGCACGATCGCCTGGTCCAGCTGGCGGCCTTTCACGTAGTCGAACGCCCAGCATTCATCCACCACCACCAGATCCGACACCTTGGAGTGCAGGCTTTCCGGCGTCGGTGGAAACGGCCGCACCAGGCCGCCGCTGGCGCGCCACCGGACGTGCTGGCTGCCTGCAGCACGGCGCAGACTGCACGCGTTGCCGAAAGGCGCCAGCAGCGGCCAGTGCTCATTCAACAGCCAGTCAACGGCATCTTGGCCTGACTGTTGCGTGAACCACACGCGCGCGCGCAGCACCATCAGCGCCCGCTGATCCATCACCACCGCGAACGTGGTGGTTTTGCCCGACTGGTGCGGCACGGTGATGATCACCAGCTGGTACGCGAAGCGACCATCGGGCAGCACTTCCAACGCCACGTCGGCCACGAACGCCTGCCACGGCATGAACGGCCGGCCCATCGCCGCGGAGAACCGCGCGGCGGCGCCGCCGTACGTCGGCCGGTCAGGTGTTCGGCAGGTCGCTAGCGCCGGTGCCGGGCCGCATGATGTCGGCCAGTAGCTGGTCGACGGCATCGACAGGCTGCGTGCCGGCACTGGTCAATCCTGCCGCCTGGCGCAGATCCAGATAACACGCGTTCGCTTTCGTCACCGCATCCGAATCGTGCGCACCTTCGGCGATGTCGACCGCGCGCGCCTGCGCCCGCAACGCGGAGCGTTCCGCGGCCTTGATATCGCGGCGTTCCATCAGGTCGCGTTCCAGGCCGGATTCGACCCTGCCGCGTCTGGCCACGATCCGACGCTATCGGCGCCGATCCGGCCGGATCGGCCCTGGTCTGCCGTTTCCGAAAGGAAACGGCAGATGCGTTCGGGCTGCTGCGGCGCAGCCGCAGCAAAAAGGCGGCCCCCCCACCCGGGGGGGCCAACGCACGCGCGACCCCGCCCCCGAAAAACGCGCGCCGCCGGCAGGGGGATGGCAGGGGGATGCCGCCCCGCCTACGCGATCAGCGCCACCATGCCAGTCGCACCAGCCCGCTGCTGCTGCTGCAGCACTGCGTCAGCGGTGGCCACCACGCCGGCGCCGTCAGCCTGCACCATCACCAGCACGGTGACAGTGCCGCCGATGTCCGCGGCGACTGGCCCCAGCGTCAGCGATGCACTGACCTGCGCCGGCAGGCCCACCGATGCAGCACGCGGCCCTGCCACGTTCAGGCCACCGGTGGGATTGACCACGCCGAACCACGCGACAACAGCACGCGCCGCATCGCTGGTGTTCGTCAAGCCGACAGTCGCGGACACCAGCGCATGCGATGCGGGCAGATCCAGGCGCAGCACTTCGGTGGCCACGCCAGCCAGCAGCGCAACATCGCCGCCGTATGGCAGTTCCACCGCCAGCACGTCGCTGACTGCCGGCGGCCCGGGCGCACCTGGTTCGCCTTGCGGGCCGCGTTCGCCTGGTTCGCCTTGCGGCCCGGGCGCACCATCAGCGCCAGGTGGGCCACCCCAGCGCACCGGCTGGCCCACGCCCACACCGCCCCACGCCGCGGTCATGCCACTTCGTCAGGTTCGTACGCGCCAGGCAGCACCACGATCAGGTCCATGCCTTTCGCCTTGCGCTGTTCGTTGGCCAGCGTGATGCAGTCACGGCAGACGGGTTCGCGCTGCCCATCGACCACGATCGACGGCACGCGTTCGGCGCTGAATGTGAACAGCCGATGGCACGCCCAGCAGTCGCCCAGCACGTACATGTAGCCCATCAGCGCCGCCTGTCCATTCCAGTCAGCATTACATGCGCGTGTCATAGGTGGCCACGCCTAGCCGGTAGCGGGCGGCGCGGCGCATGGCGTTCGTGCGTTCCGCGGCCCGCCATCCGTTGCAGGCACGGCAGGTGGCGCGCAGGTTCGCGGGGTCGGCGACGGCGCCGCCATCAGCGCGGCCGATGACGTGATCGACTTCGGTGGCCACGCCGGTGCAGCGCGGGCCGCGTACCTGGCAGCGGTAGCGGTCGCGTTCCAGGATCCAGCGCGCCAGGTTGCGGTAGGCGCGGCCTTCGATGCGTCGATCCCTGGTCATAGCGGCGCGGTGTTTTCGATGATCCGCCTGGCGCTGGCCTCTTCGGTGAGGATCAGCACCACGCCAGGCGCCAGCACGCTCATCACGTCTTCGGTGCCGGCGTACATGGCGCCTACCGCGTCGCGTGCGACCACCGCCGCGGCCGGCAGTGTCATGCCGGCTTCGATCAGGCGGCCCATCAGCACGGTGATCGCGACTTCCACGTCTGGCCAGACGCGGTGCACGCCGCTGCCGCTTTTCTCGTTCACCGGCCGCACGTAGGCCATGCGCGCCCAGTAGTCCAGGCGCCGATACGTCACGCCGCTGACCGCGAGCACGTCGGCTGTCTTCATGCCGGCACCACGTCCACGCTGATCAGCAGGCGCACGCCGTTCGCCGTGTTCGTGACGTGCAGCGCGTGCACGAATTCGGTGCCGTTGTCTAGGGCTTCGATCTGCAGCGGGCCTAGGTGGTGCAGGCAGCCGTGAATCAGGCCCGCGACGTACTGCTGCAGCCGCATGGCGGCGCCGTCGCCGGTGTCGGCCATCACGTCGTGCGTGGTCACCGGCGGCTTTTGCCGATGCGGCCGCCGCCGTTGCGGCGGCTCACGGCGCGGATGTGGCTGATGCTGCTGGCGGTGTTGGCCTGCGCGGCGCGGCTGCGTGCGTTGCGGTGCAGGCCCAGCCGTTGGCGTTCGCTGATGCCGGCCCGCCGTGCCTGGGCTTTGGTCGGCATCGGGTACTTGCGGGCCTTGCGCATCGCGAAGGCGCTGGCTGGGAGTGCGTTTCGTTGCCGTGCGGTCAGGGCCATGTCGATCACCTCTCACGGCCGCGCAGCTGCGCGGACATCTCGCGAATCTTGCGCTGCGCCATTGCGCGTTCGTCGTCAGTCGTCGGTGGCATGCGCCACGATTCGGTGTCGCGCGCGTCCGCGTCGCGTCGCGTCGCGTCGTCCGCGTCGCGTCGCGTCGCGTCGCGTTGCGTCGCGGCAGGGGGTTTACTCACTCCCTCCCTACCCCCTAAGGGGGTCGGGAGTGAGTAATTACCCCCAGAATTTTCGGAATTTTCCGCGCTGCCGTCCGCGTCGCCCGCGTCGCGTCGCGTCGCGTCGCGCGACGCGCCCGCGTCGCGCTGACGGGCGCGCCAGGCCCGCTGCCGTGCACGCGTTCGCTGCCGTTTCGTCATGTCCGCGCCAGGCGGCGCCGCCACGATCCAGCCGGCCGGCGTGCGCGTCCATAGCCCAGCGTCCAGCAGGTCAGCCGCGAGCGCGAGCGGATCGGCGTCAGGGTCATCGGTCACGATCAGCAGCCAGACGCCCATCAGCGGCCGCCTAGCCATCGGATCCGCGCGCCGTGGTGTTCGTCGGCATGACGTTCCGCAGGCGCCCACGCGGCGAATCTACGGCCGCAGGTGGAACATTCGTACAAGGCAGCGCGCGCGCCCGGGTTCTCGACCGATCCGCCAGGCGCGCGCGCCTTCCGCGCTGACGCGGCTTCGGGCCGCTGGCGCGCGGTCATCCTTCATCTCCCAGCAGCAGCGCCGGCGCGCACAGTTCCAGGTAGTGCGCCAGATCAGTGCCGCCGTAGATCAGCGCCAGCGGTTCGCCATCAGGCCGGCCGTCGTACAACACCAGGCTGCCGTCAGCTGGTGATCGGCTGGCGCGCCACGGCCCGGGCGGCAGGTAGGCGGCCAGCTCGCGCAGCCGTGCCGTGTTCATAGCGGCAGGCCCTGCTGGGCTTCGTCATCGTCAGGCGGCGCATCATCAGCGTCTGGTGCTTGTTCCGCGGCCGCCGGCGCCGGTGATGACTGGTCAGCGTGCGCCGGCGGCCGCAGACCTTCCAGGTAGTCGATGACCTGGCTGGCTTCGGTGCTGGTCAGATCGTCCGGGGTCGCCAGCTGTTCGTCATCGATCGCCTGGCGCATCAGCGAAAGGCGCCGCGCGCGGTCGCTGGCGGTGTTGCCGCCGTAGCCCCGCTGGCGCATCAGGTCGCGCATGCGGTCGCGCTGGTTCGCCGTCATCATCTCCAAGGCTGGTTCGGCCTCGCGGCCGACTTCGGCGCCGGTGCTGGCGTCGCCGAATTCGGTGGTCAGGTCCAGTTCCAGTTCGGCCGGGATCAGGCCCGCGAACGCGCGCCGCAGGCCCAGCGACAGCGCCGTTTTGCCCAGCATGTGACTCGGCATCTGCTTCCACGTCGGCATCAGCGCGCCGCTGCCGTCGTACTGCGCGAATTCCTTCCAGCGCACCGTGCCATTCGCCGGCAGGCGGCCGGTGCGGTGCACGAACACCCGCGCCGCGTGCGGTGGTTCGTCTTCGTCCCACACTTCCAGCCAGGTGTGCGTGCCGTCCGGGTTGCGCGGCCCGCACCAGGCTGGCCCTTCGATGCCGTGCAGTTCGCCGGTGCGTTCGGCGATGACGTGGCGGCCTTCCACCGTGATCGTCGGCCGGTGCACCTTGCGGCCCGCGCGCCTGTCAAACCGGCCGATCAGCACTATCTGCCCCGCGATCGGATCCAGGTCATACCGCTGCGCGACCTGCGCCAGGTAGGCCAGTTCCGCATCATTGGCTTCGGGCGCGATCTGCTCGCGCAGGATGTCGATCGCGGCGCGCGGTTCAGGCCTCGCCGGCGTCGCGGTCATCGCTGGCTGCTGTAGCGGCCCGGGCCGCGCCGATGCCGCATCGCGGACGTGTTGCCTTTCGTGACCTTCGCCGCGTCGACCTTCCCGCGCTTGGTGCGCGCCGGCTTGCGCTTACCGGCCGCGACGTAGGCCGATGGCGTCAGTTCCGCCAGGCGGCCGGCACCGCGCGTGCGTTTGTTGTATTCGATGATCACGTCCTGCGCGATCGACTGCAGCGGCCGGCGCGGCGTGACATCCTTCGCGATCCATTGCCCGGGCGAACGCGTCGCCAGCGCGCGCACCAGCTGTTCGTCGCGCACCTCACCGTTATGCGCGGCCACCACGTACATGACCAGCTTGAGCACGCTGCCGCTGTAGCCGGCGCTGGTGTTCTCCCACGCCGCGCCGCAGATCGTCAGCACGCGTTCCACGCCGGCGCCGCCGGTGCAGTCCCAGATGTAACCCAACATCGCCACCGCGGACAGGTGGAAGCGTTCATCGGCGCGGCACGAATACACCAACGTCAGGCGCAGGTGTTCCAACACTTTGTCGATATCGACGGCCCGCCGGTCATGCGCCGCGACCGCGGCGTGGTGTCGATCCAACGGGTGCAGGTTGCGCCGATCCTGCAGCGCCAGCGACAGTTCCGCCGCGGTTTCCATCGTCAGGCCTTCGTACATAAGCGCCGGCACGCGCTGGTCACCGGCATCGCCCAGCCATAGCCGCAGCGCGGCGACGCGGTGCTGACCATCGACGGTGACATACCGGCCGCGGCCCGGCTGTCGGTCGGGCCGATGCCAGATGCAAACCGACCCCATCGCGTCGGGGTCGAACACCGCGGCGATGGCGCGCACGTTCGCCACCTTGATCGGCCGGCCCCATTCGGTCGGCGCGTTTTCAATTTCCGATAACGGGATCCAGTCGAAATGCTGGCGCGCGTCCAGCCGCGGTGCCTTCGGCGCCGTCACCGCGTCCCTGCCGGCGCGTACGTGCAGCGGTGCGTTCGATACAACGGCGTGCCGTCGATGTAGACCTGCGCGCGCGCGCGGGCTTGGCCGTTGGCGTCGATCCAGATGCTGCCGGTGTCGGTGGCCTTCGGATCCAACAGCACGTCCAGCCGCGCGTCGACCGCGAGCGCTTCGCCGTACACCCACGCGCGCAGCACGGCGCTGCCGCAGTGCGGGCAATAGTCCGGCGCGCCCCTCACCGCGTCCGCTTCCAGGCGAGCAGCGGCGGCAGTTTCACGTACTGGCGTTCCCCGCCCACCAGCGTGATCGGCCCGGGCATGTCGCCGGCGGGATCATCGATCACGATGCGATAGCTGTCACCGGCTTCGATGCGATCGACGCACCATTGCGCGTCCAGCACCGCTTCGGTGTCGACGTTCCCGCGCGCCAGGCGATATTCGCCTTCCAGCGTGCCGTTCACGTACCGGCGCACGCGCAGGCTGTCGCGCGGCCAATCGTCTGCGGTGGTCATACGGCCCGGGCGCGGTGTTCCAGCTGCGCCACGTAGCGGTCCAGTTCCTTCGGGGTCACGAAACGGCGGCGGCCGATGCTGATCACGGTCAGGTCGCCGCGCTGTTCGGCGCGGCGCAGCGTGCGCCAGCTGATCTGCAGCAGTTCGGCGGCCTGTTGGATTGGGATTAGGCGGCGCTGCGCGACCAGTTCGTCAGCATCGCCCCCCCCTACGGGCGGCACGGTGGTGTCGGCCAATGGTGGCCCCCGTTCGACGGTGCGGCACCGCGTCCAGCCACGATGCGCCGCAGGCGCTTTTGCGTTCACCTGCTGACCGCGCCCGCCCCCGCCGGCATCATCCGTGCACCGGACACCTACGGGCCAGTAGGGGCAGATTCGTACCCTGCGCGCGGATGGCCGTCAAGGGGCCAATCGGACATGGCACCACCTGCCGGCACCACCGCCTGCGGATAACTGCCGCCAGCCTTGTGGAAACGCGCTATTTCCTAGGCTTTTCGCGCATCGGTGGCGCCGCCGGCGCGCGCCGGTGGGCTACTGGATGTAGCCGAAGAGTCCGGCCGGTGGTGGTCACGCCTGGACAATTCCTAAGGAATTCGCCATTCTGTGTGTCTGGACATGACACCAGTGGACAAAACATGGCACCACCAGATGGCACCACCTGAAAGGCAGACAATGACCACCACCAGCGCACGATCCGCACGGTACGCCACCGGCGGGATCTACTACGACGAAGCCCGCGGCCTGTGGGTCGGCACCGTGGAAGGCCCGAAACGCGCGGACGGCCGCCGCAACCGGCCGAAGGTCTACCACCGCGATAAGCAGACCATGATCGACAAGCGCGACGCGCTGCGCGATCGGATCCGCCGCGGCGAAGCATCACCCGCGAAGGGATGGACAGTGCGCAGCTGGTGCGAACACTGGCTGGCCCATATCGCGCCGAAGGCCTCGCGGCAGGGCTACGCCAAGACGTGCAAAAACTGGATCTACCCCCACGTCGGCAGCCGGCCGCTGGCCAAGCTGCAGCCCGAACATGTCGACCGCATGCTGACCGCGCTGGAACACCAGGGCCTCGCAGACGGCACGCGCGCGCTGGCCCGGCGCACGCTGTCCGCGGCGCTGACAGCGGCGCTGCGGCGGCCATCGATGGGCCTGCACTACAACGCCGCGAAGCTGACCGCGGCGCCGCCGTCACCGATCCGCCACGATCCGCTGACGGTGGAAGAGGTTGAACGCGTGCTGGCCCAAACCGCGGATGATCGGCTGCACGCGCTGGCGATGCTCGCGCTGACGGCCGGCCTACGCCGCGACGAATGCCTGGCCTTGCGGTGGGACGACGTGAACCTACGCCGCCGCACGCTGACAGTCACCGCCGCCAAGACCGAATCCGGCGTGCGCACCATTCCGCTGACCGCGCAGCTGGTCGACGCGCTGAAAGCCCACCAGCAGGTGCAGCGGCGCGAACGCATGGCCGCACCGTTTTGGGCTGACGCCGGC